TGCCCTGATTGGCAAATCCGTACCAATACCCATCCCCGCCATCCATGAAGATTCCGTACGGCGTATAGCTTCCGTAAAAATGGAAGGTGCTGCACTGGAGAACCGTTGTATCCTCCAGCACCAGCGTGGAATCATCCAGCTTCTCATTCAGTCCGATATCAAATACCGGGATCCGGTACCGCTTAATCGTTACGGTATTGCTCGCATATCCCAGGGAATAAAGCTTCGCATTCTCAAAATCCACGGTAACTGTCCGGAACAGGTCATTGATAAAACCATCCCCATCATCCAGACTGACTTTCTTGATCTGAAGCAGCGTGGTATCCACCGCCACCTCAGAGCCGTAAGCATTCGCTCCGCCCTGCCTGGAAGTAAGTCCCACCGCCGTGATCGTGCCGTTACACCTGTCCCACATAGAACAGCACATCGCGGTAAGTCTCAATATCATTATCAGAATAAATGGACAGGTTCTCGGTTCCGTTCGGCATCGCCTCAATCGTTGCCCTGTCCTGAGCCAGCGTCACCTCACATGCCGTGCTGCAGAGCACCATGAAGTCATAAGCGTTACCGATAGATTCCAAGGAAGTGAAAGCCTTCTCGAACCTCACTATGTAATCATAAGCCTTGATCTCCAGGCACTTCGCTTTCCGATTCGCCTCCGATACTTCAAAGATTCCCATCGGGATCATTTCATAGGAACCGCCAGCGACCTGCAGATGATAGAACAGTTCCACCTTCGCATCTTCCAGTGTATACCGGTTGATCTCAGAAAAAAGCGAAATCCCCAGCTCCGCAGCATACACCGTTCCCAGTTCAATCTCCGTGGATCCGCAGCACTGGGAAGTGATATACCCGCTGCCCTTGACCATATCATCCTGATCAAATTCATAAACCGTTCCGGCAGTCGTAGTGATCCTGCCGGTCCAGTAATATTTTCTTGTATTCGCCTTCACTGCATCAAGGAAAGCATTGCTGACCGGATACAAATGACCACCTCCCTCCGGACATAAAAAAGGAGCCGATGTTACTCGACTCCCTCTCTGCAGCATTGCTGCTAAACCTCTTTTTCTGTTTAGAAGATCTGACCAGGCAGCTTCAGTTTTTCCTTAGGCGGAAAATCCTTATCGAATGCTTCCACATCCTCATCACTCACATAATATCCCTGCGGAGTCTGATACACCCCAGTAATACCATCAAGATATCCGGGAATCAGTTCCTTACAGAGAAAGAATGATGCATCTGCATCCTCCGGCAGATCATGATATCGGATGCCAAACTTACTGGCATAATCAAAACCACTCTTGCCATAGAAACCGATGTTTCCTTCAAATAGAACCGCACCAAAGCCCATCTCTTCAGCTTTTTCCAAGGAATAGTCCAGTAAAGCCTTTCCATATCCTTGACGCTTCAGTGCTGGTGTAATGCCAATCGGTCCCATCGTCAGAACATCAATCACCCTTCCATCATCAGCCTCGATAATCGTCCTCATGAACATATTCTGTCCAATCAAACTGCCATCCTGCTCCATGACGAAATCAAGTTCCTGGATAAATGCCGGATCATCTCTAAGCACATGCATCACATAATGCTCGCTGCACCCGGGCTTATATACGTTCCAGAATGACTCCCTGACAAGATTTTCAACTGCTCTGTAATCGTTCTTTTCTTCCAAACGAATTGTATAGTCATTTTTATTCAATGTTTTTTACCTCCTGAAAACTTGTGACCAAAAGTTGCTTTTCAGCGGGAGGCTTGTACGATTGTCAGCAAACCTCCCAGTTAGCCCACAATCTCCAGTATGTTGTACTTTTTCAAACAGCACTCTCCTTTAAATGATTTTATAATCATGCCTGACGGCTTGATTTCTGTGTCCTATTGTTGCTTCACTTTGGTAATCAGAAAGCCTTTTATGACCAAAAATGCGAAGCAGACAATGCCTGCATACGGCTGCCTCGTTGTTATAAACACGACGACCGTAAGTATTGACAAAACTACTCCTGTAATGAGTCGGTGCCTGTTCCAAACCGGTTTATCGAAATTGGTAATAATCACTCCACAGATTCCATTCAGGATTGTAACACCTATGATCACAACAAATACGATTTTCACCCAAGGATTTATCCCGCTAAGGCCCAACAAGGATACCGTCTCGGAAGAAGCATTTCCATTTCCGAACGCTGGTATAAAAAACAGTATCGCCAGAAGAATGTCTAACGCATTACATATAAGCGAGACATACTTGTCGGCAAACTCCTTCTTTTCATTTTCCGCTACCGTGATCATCTCGTCTGAACAGATCAGATCGTCGATTGTTACGGAAAAATAACGAGATATTTCTTTTAATGAGTCAATGCTCGGATACCCTCTGCCAGATTCCCACTTCGAAATAGCCGTTCTGGAAACAAATAGAGCTTCGGCAAGTTCTTCCTGCGTCATTGATCTGCTCTTTCGTAATTCCTGTAATTTTTCACTGAACTCCATCTGCCGCCTCCGACTTCATGTGCATTTTCTTTAGGTCGGTATAATCTGCCAGAAACTGATAGATTAAAAACAGGCCGGAACTCAGGAAAACGGAACCAATAATATCTGTTGCCCAGTGGACGCCTGAAACCAGTCTGGCAATAACCATAAACGCAGAGAACACAATAACAAAAAAAGTAATCACATTTTGAAACATAGGATTTGCCATCCTTCGATCAACCTGATATTTCAGCGTCGGCATTACACTCAACACCAACAGTGTTGTTGATGAGGGATAGGATGCTTCTAAGTTCCCTTCTATCAGAATTGGTCTGTAATTGATCGGGATCATCTCAAACAGCAGATATCCCAGAATAACCAGCACATAATAGGCTCCTAACAAAAGGATATCAGGATCGACTCTCAGCAAGCTTCTCCTCTTTACCAACTGGACAAATCCCAAAAGTCCAAAACACATACATATTATGATAGGTACGAGGCCAAGCCAATCTGTAATCGTATAAATCAACATATGTACGCCTGTCATCCGATGAAACCATGTATTGAAGGTTGCAAAACCGATATCTGTTTCATGAGGTCCCGCTCTCTGCACATCGATATGCTGGATCAATATGGTCCACAAGACGAACGCTGCCAACAACATGATTCCAAACAATACTCTTTTTCTGTTATCTTTCATTTTCAATCCATCCTTTCATTTTGCCTTGCGGTCAAAGAAAGCGTAATGGATTAATGCGAAGAATGAAAGAATCGCTCCGTCACATCGCTGATACGAATCGTGTCATCGCGTTATCAGCTTCAAAAAGCTTAGTGTCATGCATATTAATTGCGTGTAGCAAAATGCCGCGCTACGAACTATATCGTCATAGCACGGCTTTTTATTTATAACACAAAAGCACGTAACTGTCACGATTTATCAGAACTCCTTCAAGGTAAAGCTCACCTCCCACAAGCTCCCATAGCTTGTATCACTGACCAGCTTCACCTGATACCCGTCAATATACATCTGCGTGTTCACGATGTTCATGGTCTCCATATCCAGGTATCCGACCGTAATGCTTGCCAGCTTCTTATAAGCCGAAAACTTATTCAGCCACTTCTTCGACACCCGGAAGGTCACGCCGATCTGAACCACGCCCTCACGGACAACATCCCTCTGTGTGGTTCCTGCCTCTGTCACACCGCCGCTGTCTGCCTCCACATCCGATAAACTCACAGAATAAGAGGCAGGCATCGGGATATTCTCATTGTTAAAAACAAGATACTGCAAATGAGCCATCTTACCTGCCTCCACTTCTTAGATTCATTCTCTGCTGAGCCGTCACCACGATCTCATCGATCATGTCACCTCCGATATAAACCGGGATCACGATATCCCCTGCGGCACCGCCACCGGCCAGAGCCGTATTCAGTGCTGTATTGATACCGGAGATCAGATCTCCGCTCGATGCAGCTGAACCAGAATAGCCCCCCTGAGCCGCCATCACTCTCGGAGTAATAGTCAGATCAGAAGTCACTCCGTTCATGGCATTCTCGATCATGCCCCGGCTCTTTTCAATGCCCTTCGCCAGTCCACCGATAAAGTCCGGCATCCAGCTCTCATAATCCGTAAGTGGTCCTTCATCCGGCACGGAGAAATGCAGGAAGCTCCGGATCTTATCCGCAACTGAAGATACCGCATCCCCGACCTTACCGATCATGGACTTGATACCGTTCACGATACCTCCGATGAAATCAGCGCCCCACTTAAAGGCTTCCGATGCCAGGTTCTTCACGAAATTGATTGCCTTATCAAATCCGCCCTTCACCACACCATAGATATTTCCGCAGACATTCTTGATACCGTTTAGCATCGCATTGAACGCATTGGAAACAGCATTCTTAATGGCATTGGCCGCATTCGATACCGCAGACTTGATATTATTCCATGTTGTCGTGACTGCATTTTTGATTGCGTTCACGATAGTTGTGATCGTATTCTTTATGCCGTTCCAGACCGTCGTAACAGCTGTCTTAATGGCATTCAGCACCGTAGTAATTGCGGTCTTGATCCCGTTCCACGCCGTACTCAGGAAAGTGGAAATCGCATTCACTACTGTCGTGATAACCGATTTGATCCCATTCCAGACCGTCGTAAAGAACGTTTTAATCACATTCCACACGGTCGTCACGGTATTCTTGATCGTGTTCCAGGCCGTTGTCAGGAACGTGCTGATTGCATTGACCACAGTTGTGAAAATGTTCCTGATACCTTCCCACAGTCCGGAGAAGAAACCCTTGATCGCATTCCAGACCGTTGTAGCCGTGGTCTTTATCGCTTCCCATGCTGCCTTGAATAACGCCTTCAGTGCCTCCCACACGGCAATAGCGATTTCTTTGATGCTCTCCCACAGGTCGATCCAGAACTGCCGGAACTCTTCGCAATTATTCCAAAGGTAAATAAACGCCGCCACCAAAGCCACGATTGCCGCGATGATCAGAACATACGGATTCGCCGCACATACCGCATTGAAGGCAGCAAATACACCCTTCGCTGCATTGATCACGCCGGCCAGCTTCGGAACCAGAGTCATAATGGTACCGACCGCAGAGATGACTTTACCGACTATGATCAGTATCGGACCGATTGCAGCCGCAACCAGGGCAATCGTCACGATCACCTTTCTGGTACCCTCATCCATCGAATTGAGCCAGTCTACGAACTTCTGAATCCATCCGACAATGGTTCGGATCGCAGGCATAAGAAGCTCACCAAAGGAAATCGCCAGCTCTTCCAACTGAGATTTCAATATCTGCAGCTGACCGGCAAGGTTATCATTCATGGTCTCAGCCATACTTGCCGCAGAACCATCACAGTTATCAATAGCAGACGAAAGCTTTTCAATATCCGCTTCCCCGGCGTTCATCAGAGCCAGAAACCCTGACATCGCATTCTTGCCGACCAATGATTCAGCTGCTGCCGCCTTTTCTGATTCCGATAAGCCTGAAAATGCCGTTCGGCAATCAGCCAATATATCCGACAGATCCCTCATGGAGCCGTCCGCATTGGTTGTTGCAATCGTAACCTCTCCGATGGAAGATCCGCAGATCTTAACTTCCCCGGACAGATTATTCATGATTGTCCTGAGTGCAGTACCAGCCTGAGACCCTTTGATACCGGCATTCGCCATCAGGCCGATAGCTTCCGCCGTATCCTCAGCAGAAAATCCCAGAGCACCGGCGATTGGAGCACAATACTTGAAGGTCTCACCCATCATGGAGACATTCGTATTCGCATTACTGCTTGCCGCCGCAAGGATATCCGCGAAATGGCCGGAATCCTTCGCTGTAAGCCCGAAAGCCGTCAGCGCATCTGTGACGATATCGGAAGTCGTTGCCAGATCTTCTCCGGAAGCCGCAGCCAGGTTCATGACACCTTCGATACCGGAAAGCATATCCTCTGTTTTCCAGCCGGCCATCGCCATATAGTTCATGGCTTCCGCCGCCTCGGATGCGGAGAACTTTGTCTTCTCACCCATCTCACGGGCTTTATCACGGAGTGCTTCCAGATCAGACCCAGTTGCTCCGGAGACCGCCGCCACCTTGCTCATGGCGGAATCAAAATCAGCGGCAGTTTTCACCGCCGCCGTACCTAATCCCACAACGCCAAGAGTAACCGGCATGAACTTCTTACCGACATTGGTGATGTTGTCACCAACCGTCTTCAGCTTCTCACCCTTTGCGGCGATCTCCTGAAGAGCCGTACCGGAAGCCTTCGCCTGTTCTTCCAAAGCCTTCAGTTTCTGCTCAGTTTCAACGATCTCACGCTGCAGGCCATCGTACTGTTCCTGCGTAATCGTGCCATCCTTCAAAGCCTCGTCTGCCTGCTCCGCTGCCGTCTTTAAGGTCTCCAACTTTTCCTTCGTTTCCTTAACGGCATCTCCCAGAAGCCTGTGCTTCTGTGCAAGCAGTTCCGTATTCCCCGGATCAAGTTTCAGGAGCTTATCGACATCACGCAGCTGGCTCTGAGTATTTCTGATCTCTGTATTTACGCCCTTAAGGGCTGTCTGTAGTTTGGTGGTAT